GGCTCATCTTGATTGTCTATGGGAGTTGATACCAGAAGTTCATCAAGTGCTTCTGTTGTGTACCCAGAGCCTATTAGAGAGCCTACATCTTGTAATTCTTGGATTGCCTTTTCTAATTTTTCATAATCGTAGGTTGCATCATCATTTAGCTTATTATCGACTAATACAATCTGTTTCGCCTGTTCATCAGTTACATCAACATACCAAACAAGTATCGTAGCCCAACCTAATCTTTTAACAGCTTTGTAAGTATGATTACCTGCAAGAATTACATTGTCTTTGCGATTCACAACAATAGGTTTGTATTGTTTGTTTCGTAATAAAGATTCATAAATAGCAGTAACGTCACCAACTCTTGGATTGTTTGGATATTCTTTAAGTTCTTCTAATTTTACTTCTGCGTGTTCTTGCATGTAACTATTTTAATCGATATTGAATAATCTGCATTATTAAAATAATTATTAATAAAAACTGCTCAATACTCATATTTCCCCCAACAATGTTTCGATGAGTTCCAATGGTGCCAACCATCATTATAAATCAACCAAGATGCGATTTGTGTTGATAATCTAGGATTAAATCTACTTCCATTAAATTTAAGTTTCTTTTCTAGCCACGACCAAGTGTTATCGTTGAACTGCCACAAACCAATATCACGAGTGTAATTTGTGTTTTCATTTCGTGCAGAACTGTACCCAGAACTCTCACAATATATAACTGTTAATGCTTTAGCAACATCATCAGTATCAAAATATTCCTCAACAATAGGTCGCCAATATATTACGTGTTCAATAATTTTTTGGTGTTCTATACACGCCCTATATTCAATTAACGAATCAGGCGTTAATGTGTTCGGTATCAGACAACTTATTATTGGTATCAACAGATTTACTATTATCTACCTCTAACCTAGTTATTCCCAATGGCAACTCTTCAAACTCTAAGTTACCATTATTATTTTGTTTAATCAGCATAGGCTTACCCCACACCGAGTTATCAATGCCTACAATTTTTGCTGACATATTTTCTCCTTATGCACTATTTATGGTAGTAGGTTTTAAAATAATTTTAAATTTTTTTATAAAAATCCGGAAAAATAGTAAAACTTTGGAGAGAATATAAATATATGGAAAAATAAAAAAAACCGCCAAAATAGTAAAAGTTTGGAGAGAATATAAATATAGGAAAAAAAAACCGCCAAAATAGAAAAACTTTGGACAGAATATAAGTAGAGAGAGAAAAGAGAAAAAATGAGAACAAGAGAACAAATAATAGCAAATATCAACGAATTACATTGCTTAGAACGCAATGTAAATAATCCAATCCCAGCAGAATATGCTGGTAAATTTGCAGATGCACCAAGCGTGTGGATTGCAAATACAAGACTAGCCACAGAGCTAGAGCTTGTAGATGCACCACATCTGCTACAAAACAAAAAACAAGCTGAACTCTATTTAGCAAATATATAATCAATTCAACTCCATTTGGGGTTGAGTTGATTAAAGTATTTTTAAATTATCCCAACCATCTCTGTTAACAGTAAAACTAAGTACACCATTTCTAGTCATATTCCCTGTTCTTGCTTTAAACTCATCAGATTGGTCGAGAGATGGAGCTTGAAACCAAGTTCGCCCAAGTTGTTCTACAACTCTAAGATGATGATAATGTCCGGTAACTAAAATCTCACTCATACCTGCTGGTAACCAACCATACATCTGACCTTTCCACCATTTTTCAATTTTCGACCATATATCTCCACCACCAGAAGCCATGTGTCCATGTGTAAAGGCAATACGTTTACCAAATACTTCTAAAGCAAGATGAAAGTCATCTGGTACAACAACTTGTACATGTTTATATCGTGGTCTGTTAGCAATAATTTCTCCTACAATTTGTATACATGCTGTATCTGCATTATCAAGCCTGTTAGTAACTACTTCGCCCTTACCTGCCCTGTTCTCACCATGGTTTCCCGGAACACCACCTAAAACAATTTTTTCAGCTTTAGTAAGAAAACTATCTAATATTTCAAGAATCATAACTCTAGTTAGATGTTCTTGTTCAGATTTAGTAAGAGATACATTAAAAGTTTGATGCTTAAAGAATCCATAACAGTTTTCAATAAGGTCGCCTAATCCGATAAGATAAATTTCTTTGACAACAAAACCCTGTTTAGCTAAATCTTTAAGTTGTTTTTTTCCATTTTGTATACCACGCCTAATAAGTTTTATAGTTTCATCAACTCCTAAATCTTTTTTTCCAAGTTGCCAATCTGCCATAAAGAAAAACCAAGCACAGTTTCCACCTGTTTTTACTTTTATAGGTTTCTTTTTTTTAACCTCTCTAAGTAATTTTTCATAATATTTATCGTGATGTGGATTTTTTTTCTTAATGATTGCACGAAATGCGTACATATCGACAACTTCGCCACCTTTAACTTGTGCATTCCAAGTAGAAAAACGAATAGTATCTTCATCAATGTAAAACTCTTCACTATCAAAACCCCAACTATTAAGTAAAGAATCATACTTAAAATTATTGTTACTAGGTTGAACGTGTGTTATGCTACCTGTTTTTGTTGATTCATCAAAACTAGCTTGTGGTTGCCAACCGCTAGGATAATAGTTATTACCTAAATCTTCGTTATGCTTAACATCTTGTCTTTTAGAAATAAGACTTTTATTGTCTTTGTCCATGTGCCCATAATATACACAAAAATCTCAAAAGTTTTTACAATAAAACAGTAATGAGTGTAGCAATAGAAATACCTGCTATAATCCAGCCATATATTTCTTGTCGTGTAGGTCTAGTAGCCAAGTCTTTTTGAATCTGGTCTAATTTTTCAAACAACTTATCAATATCAATCATTACTTTATTTATCATTTCCTTTTGTGTATATCCATTATCGCCCATGACAATGCTCGCTTCCATATTCACAATTGCAAATTTGCACAAAAGAGCCATCAGAATTTGTATATACAGTACACATATTTATCCTCCAGAGCAACAACCACTGCCACAGCAATCCATGTTATCCCCCAACTTTTAAAAGTATCTCCCTGATAACTTCCTCAATAATTATAAGGTTTTGATTAAAGCCTGAAATACTATCCTGATATGCGGTAACTTGTGCTTTAAGAGTTGCTACTTCTTGTTGTAAATCATTTACAGTTTTGAATAACCAACCTACTAATGCTGCTAAACCGCCTTGTAAAATTTGACCTAAGTTAACTTGCGTTTTCATCATGTTAACCTTTGTTCGCTGGTGTCCACTCCTCTAAGCCATTTTGTAATGCAGTAATACCTGCAACAAGACCTGCAACAAGTGCGTTCTGTAATACATCTACTTCAACCATACCTGTTCCACTTGCGACTAAGACACCTAAAAATGCTTGTATAAAAGTTCTAAGTGTTCTTATTCCAACTTTTGTAAGCCATTGTTTCCAATTCATAAAATCTCCTATAAGATTTGTTTTCCATCAATCTTAGCATCTAACTTAAGGATATTTCCATTAATCTCTGCTAATTTTTCCCAAACCTTTTTAGATATTTTATATTCTTCAGATGATTCATCATCTAAGGTTTGTACCTTTTCTTTAAGTAAATCTTCTTGGTCTAATATTTCAATAGTAACTTTTTCATTACGAGTTAAAGCTGAAGCAATCATTGGATAGATACGCTTGTACGCTTGTGTAGATTTTCCGCCAAACCCATCTTTAATCAAAATATTGTTTTCTTGGTTATCCATTACCAAGATGCAACCAGATGTATGCTCATCTGTGTTTCCAGTATGAATTAAAATATAATCAAAGTTTGGTACATCTTGAAGTTCTAACATACCTTTGTGCATAGCTCCATACCTTTTAGTGTACTTAGCGTGAAAACCACCAACTGTCCTAAATTTTATTTCGTATATACCTAAAGGTATAGCTGTTTCGTGTTTAACTTTAATTTTCCTTTGTTCATCTTCCAATGTATAACAAGCAAATTTATCATCAATATAAAGAATCCCATTTGTAGAATCTTCTTGCGAACTGATTCTAAATAATTTAAGTTTCAATCTGTACCTCCCAGATATAAGTTTCTGTATTTAAAACACAATCATCAGTTGGTTTCGGTGGTATAAAGACATCATTATCCGCATCATAAGTAAAGCCAAGACCAGCATAATTTGCCCTGAAAGGTGTTTTATCGTTAACGTGTTGATTACCAGAAGTGTTATAAGAAGTTCTTTTACAATCAGTTGCATTAAGTGTTTTAGCATAAAACTCTTCCCAAGATGCAAACTCTTTTGGTAGATTAGATGTATCATCTTCATCAACACCAGTAATAACATCTATAACAATGTTTTCTGAATTAAGTAATGCATAATGTGCCATAATATTTCCTAACTAAATGTAACTGTACCTGCTCCTGCTGTTAAAACTGTAACTTTCTTAGTACCTTGTGTCAAAGGTGAATTAGATGATTGTGTCAAACCAGCACCAACTGTACATGTAATATCACTTGGATATCTAAGTATTACGACTCCAGAGCCACCTAGTTCAGCGTCCCAACCACTGCCATCGCCACGAGAAGCTCCACCACCTCCACCACCGCCAGTGTTTGCTGTACCAGCAGTCGCATCATCTGAATAAGTTTTACTTCCTTGACCTCCACCGCCTAATCCTCCGGGTGGATTCTGTAAAGTTGAGTTTCCGCCTGCACCACCACCACCAGAGAAATATGCGTAGCCACCACTAACCTCTCCAACTGATTCAGCAGTAGCTTCAGTAGATGTAATAATGTTGCTTAAAATACCAGTACCGCCAGTACCTCCAGATGCAAATGTCGCACCGACTGCACCTGCTCCTCCGCCACCACCTGCGTTGTAGTTTGATGCATTACCAGCACCACCATCAAAACCTTGTTGTTCTTCAGAGTTGTTTGAACCGCCATTGTGTATACCACCACCAGAGCCACCAACAGTACCATAGGATAAGTCTGCGTCTGTTGTTCCAGAGCCATACCTGTAATTTCTTCCAGCACCACCGCCACCTCCACGAGCTTTAAATTCGTGAAACATAGAACGTGTTCCGGGTGTTCCAGATTGTTCATTTGATGGGCTTGTAGCATAAGCTCCATTACCTTTTGCACCACCAGCACCAACTCTAACCCTATAAGCTATGCTTTTTACTGCATAAAATGCTGGTTGAGCAGTAACACCGCCACCAGTGTTGTCGCCAGATACATTAGACAATAAGCCACCTGCTCCGCCACCGCCACCATTGAAACCGCCACCTGCATTGTTACGCCCAGAAGCTCCACCACCACCGCCTGCAACTAAAAGATACTCCAAAGAAAAGGCATCAACACCGCCCATTTCTCCCCAAGCACCATTAGAAAATAGTTCAAGTTTGTTTGTGGTTGTGTTAAAGATAACATCTCCAGCCACGCTAGATAATGCATCTCTTTGTGTGGTTGTGTATGATTTAAACTTTAAGGGGTCGCTTAAAGATATATTATTACCAGAATATTTACCAATACTGTTAGCTTGTATTTCAGACATCAGCTACCACCAATCCCATAAACTTTAACTGTACCACCACCAAGTCCATTTGCATTTGTTCCAGAAGTTGTATTCGATAATCTAAATCCTGTAATAGAATCAGTTGAAAAATATATACCAGAACTTATCATATATCGAGCAGTTTGGGTAACCCATGACTCTGTTTCACAATAAAACATAGTGTGAGTATTTGTTTCAAAAGGTTGTGCAATCACCATACGAAAATTTGTAGTCCTAGCGTATGAAGAATATCCAGAATGTCTGCTAAATGTCCAAGTGGTATCATCATTGTTATGTCCTGCTGATTGTGTCGTGCCTGAATCTCTAATATCGTTATACTTCCAATCATAAACAGAGCTAGTTGAAATATTACCATCTGCTTTAATCAATCCCATTTTCATAAGATTATCGCCACTCACTGAACCAATACTTGTTCCAAATATTTCGTATGCAGAATAATCAGCAGAAAATACATCTGTAAAATCAATTGTTGCTACTGCTGTTCTTGGTACTCGAAAAGAAGTAACATTAATTAATCTTGTACTAGCCATTAGGTACTCGCTATTTTTTTGATAATAATACCACTAATAAATTCATTAGTGCCACCTCTTAAAGTAGATGTATTCACTTCATTGAAATCAAATTGTATTTTATCATTAGCAACATCTGTAATATCAACAATCGCATAGGCTAAGTATGTAGTTCTAGAGTTATCTCCACCATAGTATCTAGCAAAAGCAATCCTATCAGTACCAACAAAGTTGTTGTCAGTAGCATCTATAAAAATTTCAGTAGCATTTGAGTTTGTATCATTTTCAACATTAGCAATAAAAGTAATTTCATAAAAACCAGTAGATGGAAACGTCCAATGTCCAGATGAATTAACAGTCATACCAGTACCAATCGGCATGTTAATTAAAGTTCCAGTATGTCGAGTCCAGTAAGTGCTTCCTAAAGGTTGTTGGTCTGATGTAATATCAGTATTAACAACCCACATATCTACCTCAGTAAAGGCAACACTGTTAGCTAAAGTTGATACATCTTTACCATCAACTAAACCATCTTTAATCAAAACTCCATCGATAGTAACTCCTGATGCAGAAGTACCCTCATTAACTGTATTTACTCTTATCTCACTTGACATATATATATCCTATCATAATTAACCTTTCACTCCATAAATATGAATTTTGTACAACCAACTAGCAGAAGTGTAACCACCAATATAAAAACTCCCTACTTCAGCACTTGTCTCAAACCAAGATGCAGTATTTCTATATCCTGGGCTAGCACCTTGATAAATAAATTTAATATTTGATACTGGCATATAACCATTGTGGCTAAAATTTTTAACTCTATAAATAGCAGTCGCTTGACTATTCGCATAAGTTGCAGTCCTAAATTCAGAAGGAGTCAAAGAGTTGTAATGATTAGTTTGAGCTCCATGTCCAATAGTTAAGGTTGAACCACCTGCTCTAACCTCGTAAGATGCTTTTGAATAAAGACTGCTTCCAAGTCCAGCAGAACTATCGGCATTACGACCATTTTGTACAAAGTTCATATTATAACTACCAGAGTTAACTGCACCAGTAAGAAATATAACAAACTCATCATAAGCACCAACATTTAAAGAGCCACCATTAGCAGTTGTTAAAACATTTTGCCCACTACCTGCTGAAGATGAAGAATAATCCATTGTTGCAATATATTCTAAATCGCCAATCAAATCTGCTGAACCAGTGTTCAACCATTCTGTGCCTGTGTAATATTGCATTTTATTTTCAGTTGTATTGTAAATAACATCACCAGCAACTGATGTAAGTGCATCTCTTTCTGTGGTCGTATAATTTTTTAATTTTAAAGAATTATCTAACGCAACATTATTTGCACTATTAGTTGCTATTGTATTAGTTTTTAATGTACTCATTTATTCCTATTCTGGTTTCGGATTATCTTCTTTAACCTTTTTAATCAACTTATACCAAGCACCATTTTTGTTTAATTTACCAGCATCAATATCTTTATATATCATATCAAGTTGGTCGCCGATACTTCCATATCCTGCGATTCTTGCATCAACATAACCATATTGTTCCATGTCATAACGACCTTGTGCAGTAGTTGCAATATACCATTCATAATCTGCTTCTGACATTTCTTTTTCAGTTCCATCAGAATTAAGAATCATCATAGGTTTTTGAGCTTCTACTTCAGTAGTTACTTCTGCTTTGTAATCATCTAATGATTTCGCCATAATTTCCTTTCTATGTCTTATCTAAACCATACAGCAAAAATTTGCCATTGTTTATATTTCCTGTACTTGCTTTTATCCTCAAACCACTAAAAACATCATTAGTAGGATATTGAAAACCACCACTTGTATATGCACCTTTATTTGTAGTCACACATGATACACTTTGACCTGCACAATATGTTCTATGGCTAGAGCTTCTAGCGTTTAATAAATAACCCTCTACATAAGCTCCATGTGTTCCACCACCATCTATTGGATATCCAGTCCTAAAAATAAATTCTCTAGTGCCATGTAATGAATTGTAAAAAGTCGCTGGATTACCAGATGCGAAATTTCTTCTTAGCCCCATCATATCTGCATTAGTACCAGATACAACAGAGCCACCAACCAATGGTATAACATCTAAATATGCTTCACTTGCAACTTTGACATTTGCAAAAGAAAAATAATATATTTCATAGGTATCACTCATACCTGTCAAATCTAAAAATGCATATCCAGTAGATATATTTTGAGATGCAACTAAGTTATATGCTGAATCAACTGACATTATGCATCAACCCAACCTGAACCATCATAAAATTGTATTTTGTTTACAGTCGAGTTAAATATTACATCTCCAGCTACACTCGTAAGTGCATTTCTTTGAGTTGTTGTGTAACTTTTAAAATTTAATGGAGCGTCCATCTGAATATTGTTTCCAGTAGATTTGCTTAGTGTGTTAACTTTTAAGACTGTCATTATATAACAACCAAAGTTCCATTAACAGTTATAGTTCCGGTGACTGTTACACTACCAGCTAACACAACTCCCTCGCCAGTACCAATAGTAAAGGTAGGTGCAATAGTTTGATTGTGCATAAAAACACCACCATTAGTTGTAAGTTGTATACCCTGCTGATTCCAGTTAGCCATATCTGTATTATCAAGTTCGTAATGAATACCATTAGCAACACCATCAGTAATCGTAAAATCAGAATCGCCATCAACTAATGCGTTAGCACTACCAGATGCAATCTGATTTGGTTTAACTTTATAAACAGTTCCATCAGTAACATCTTCAAGAATAAGCAAATCGTTAGCAGTATCAACAGATACTGCTGAACCATCAGCAAGTTGACTAGGGTCTAATGATAATGTTGCAACACCGCTAGTCGTTCCTCCAGACAAACCAGAAGTTGCAGATGTTACAATAGATGTAATATCTCCCTCTCCAATAAATCCAGACCAACTACTACCATCATAAAATTGTAAAGTGTTTGTATTCTTTAAAAAACAAAACATACCCTCTGCTGGACTTGTAACTGCGGTATCACGTGCAGTTGCATCTGCAAATACCATAATTACCTGTTCCATTACAAAAGTATTGAACTCTGATGCAGTTATCAAATCTCCAGTTTGAAATACTTTAAACCCTGCTCCAGCCATATTTAATCTCCTTTTCTACGTGTATGCAAATCTTGTTCCTACTCCCAGATTAGCTTGACCTAATACCCAACCACTAGAGCCTGCTGGACTTAGAGTAACTGTCCAATCCCAAGTCTGTGCAGATGCATCTACTCTGTGTTGTATGGATTCTATCCATAATTCATCAGTATAGCTAGAACTGTCTGGATTTACTATTTTTATAGAGATTCTATCTCCAAACTCCAATCCCAAGACTTTTTCCCATAGTGAAGTGCTTTGTCTTGGTGCAACCTGCATAGAATCAATACGAGTAATAGGTAACGATGTTTCAGCAATCTTTTGTTCAATAATAGATAAAACATCTCCATCACTCACGTTAATAGTTGATTCAACATCAGCAATAGGTCTATACCTAAGCACAGAAATACCATCTGTAACTATCTGTGTAGTTCCACCTGACCTAGTCCATTGATAAACATTACGTACTTCATTAGTATCAAAAGAAGTTTGCACATCTACATAAGGCAATAAAACACCATCATTACCAAAAGATGCTTGAACTGATGTTGCTTTTGGATTTGCTAATCGATAATTCCTATTTCTAAACACTGCTTTACCATCTTTACCAATAAAAAATTGTGCATTCTCCGCAGTTTCACATTGTCTTATAGCGGTAAGAATATCTAATGTAGATTGTTGTTGTTGTACTTGCAATGTTCCAGTTTGAATATCTCTAAGGGTTGATGGAAACTGTACAACATTAAGCAATCTAGTCACCCTATCACTAGATAGTTCTTGAACATCTTCGTAACCTAAAACAGTAGATTGACCTATTTCTGAAAACCCACCACGACCAATACGCCAACCAGTAGCAGATAATGTTTGTTGATTTAAAATTTTAAAGGCATCAACGCAATTGAACTGAACAACGCTGTCTGCACCCAATGCTGGAAAAGATACAGGTATAATACTAAGAAATCCAAAAAATATTGGATATTCAACGCTATCATAGGTTGCTGTAATTTTAATAGGTTTAAGTGGTTGTATTTTAGTTCTACCATTAACTGAATCAAAGTAAGGTGAAGTTTCATTATTAGGATTAAACCTGTTGTCATCATTAGATAACAGTAAAGATAAAGTACCACCAACAAACTGCCCAAGCTCGTTAGTCCTACCTCTTTTAGTATTAAACTGTCGTACAAAACTGCTAATATCTGTAAAGGTCAAAGTTTCATCAAAAGGGTTATTATCAAATGCTACTTTAACAGATATGTTTACATTGGAATCAAAAGCAACAGACATTAGAACGCTACGTTAATCCCACGCCTAGATGCTTCTTGTAATGCTTTAGCAACAGCTTCTTCAACCTCTTGCGGAGTACCTAGTAATGCTTGTGGGTTTACTGTAATAATATTTGTTGTACCAGCTCGTGTTAACAATCCAGAACTACTTACAGGCGTAAACTCCATAGGAACTGCTCCACCACCACTTGCTGGAAACTTGTTACCACCTTGTGGAGTACCATCAGCAGATGGAGATGTTGTTTGAGATTCGCTAGCTGGACTAGGAGATAAACCAATACGTGATGACTTAGCAAACAAATCATCATACATCTTCATTAACTTATCAATCTCTACACCAGTAATCCTAGACATTTTTTTCAGTGCATCTTCATAACCTTTTGTTCCCTCTCCAAACTTACTAAGAGCTTTTGTAAGTTGTTCTTGTGCAATTGCTTGATTAAGAGTATTTTTGAAACTTTGTTCGCTAACTTTGTTAAGTTCTTTTTGTGCTTCTCTAACACTATCAATGGCTTCTTTTTGTTGTTCTTTAGCCCTTATCAATTCTTTTTCAGCATTCTCAACATCTCTTAATGCTTTTTGCTCATCTCGAGATAATTCAGTAGATTCTTTGACTAACCTGTTGTATTCCTCTTTAGCAACAGCTAACTGAAGTTCCATTTCCCTACTACCATCTTGCGTTTCGGCTAATTCATCAAACGCATTTTTAGCCCTAAGGATAGCTAGTTCTTCTTCAGCAGTAACTTGTGCTCCCTTACCTTGAACCGCTTGTAATTTTTCCTTAGCTAGTTCAACATTGTTTGTTGCCTTTTCAACATTTTCATCAGCTTTAATCTGTTTTTGTACTGCTTTATTCCTACGTTCTTCAGCTTTAGTAATACGATTCTGCATAGCTTCCATTTGGTCGAGAGCATCAACAACAGATTGCAAACCACCGAGTAAACCATCTTCATACGCTTTTGCTGTTTTAAGTGCTTCTTTTGCATTTTCATCAAGTACAATATTGTTTTCTTCAAACTGTTTTGTAAGCTCATCAACAGTAAAGTTAGTACCATCAAGAATCTCATCAAGGCTTTTATGTACCTCAACCAATTCCCCAGCTTCTTCAGTAGTATCTTGGAATTGATTACGCATTCTCCTGTAAATATCTACTGTTCTTACTGATATTTCTTGATTTTTTCTAAACTCTTCGTTGCCTTTACCAATAATTCTGACTAACGTTGCCAACCCAAGACCAACAGCAGTAACGACTGGGAAAAATGGTGCAATAGCTGATACAATACCAATGATTGCAAGTTTAAACGCCTTAGATGAACCCTCTGCATCATCTTGACGTTCTTTAAATTTGATTAATCGTTCAGTAGCAGTTTGAAAGAATCCTACTGCTTTTTCAAGTGCAGGTATTAAATCTTGCCCCATAATAATTGCAAAGTTATTGACTGCATTGTTAAGCAATTCAAGTTGTGATTTAAAAGATGCAAGTTGTTTTTCCGCAATCTGTTCAGTTGTTCCACCAGCATCACGAAGTGCAGATTCATAAGCACGAATCTCATCTTCAGCACCAGATAATATTTTTACAGCGTCAGCAACACCTCTGTTTAAACCAAGCTGGTCTAATGTCGCCGCTTTCATCTCATCAGACATAGCACCGAGAACAGAATCGAGTTCAGATATAATATCAGCAACATTTTTCATATTGCCCTCTGTATCAAACATTTCTAAACCAAGTGCTTCAAACTCTTTTCT